TGGCGTGCAAGTCGTAGGGGATTATTTTTACTATTTACAATAAACTAATTATTAATTAATAGCTTGTGGCTTAACCACTAAACTAAAAATGGCAACAAAAGCAAAAAAAGCAACAAAGAAATCAGTAGCAAAGAAAGAAACTAATTTCGCATCAGGAGTATTTATTAAAGAAATAACATTTGATAATGGTAACACTTTAATGAAGATAAACTTTGATGCAAGAAAGTTCTGCAACTGGATGAAAGAGAATGTAAATGCAAATGGTTATGTTCAAACAGATGTATGGAGTAACAAAGAGGGTAGTAAATTCACTCACAGTATGAGTCATAATGACTACAATCCTCAAGCTGCTGCTAAAGCAGAATTAACAGAAACTGTAGAAAATCTGCCATTCTAATGAGTATCATTGGAACTGCATTCTTCGCTGCCATAGGTTATTATATCATAGTATATAAAGCCTTAGGCAGACGTAGACTAGTAAAGACTCAAACATTCTGGGACATACTGTTTACCGTATTACTACCTATGTTATTTATAGGTACATTCAGTGGCTTAGCTACAGCTGTTATTGCAGGAGTATTATTCTCTATATTCACAGCATTAACACCTAAACCGTTGACAGAAGAAGAATTAAACAACTACAAATAAACAGGTCGGAGCTAACGCTCCTTCCTTTTTTACTATTCTCTATAATACTAACTAAAACTTTTTACCATGAAAGAACCTTATGAAATTACTTCAGCTTATCTGAAAGATTTAAAAAAACTAATTGATGCAAAATCACCTGACATCAGTAAATATGATATCGCACATGCATCATTTAGAAAGAAATATGCAGACAGTATTATACACTACAAGAATGCTAAAACACTTGAAATACAATACCTTAGCGGTGCTGTAAGAAAATTCTCTAAATATAATGAATTTATAAAAAGAGTAAATATGGCTAATGAAGAATATAAGTCATTAAGAAGAAAACACATATCTAGATACTATAAGATAGTAAATGCTTTTACTAAGCATAGAGCTAGATTTAAAACTAAATATAAAACAATTGCTAGTCGCATTAGTCCCGAACAGATTAAAGCATTAGCATCACAAATATAAAGAAAGAGACGTGCGCAGAAGCCCTGCAGGCAGCTTAAAAGCATGCATCACTAACCTCTTTCTTGTTATAAGAGAGGTAGGTACACAGTAGCTAAATCCTATGCCAAGGGTTGTTACATATAGATAGCATGCTAAAGAGGGTTTTCCTCGCTATCGGTCTGATTCAACCTACCTCTTTTTGTTATAAGAACAGGTATAAAATAAGGCTGTAAATACTATATACGTATTTACTTAGTAAGAGTAGCTCTCTTACTGTACCAAGCACGAATATAGTCTGTGTCATAGACATCTCGCGAGCTGTACTATAGCCTGTTCTTTTTTACACATGTACAACACTGGTGAAGAGTAGTTTCAGTCACTCAAGGGTTGTGTATTAATAGGTTGAGAGTAGTGGTAGCGTGTGGCCACGGAATGATAACTAACGTTTGCTGTTATCCTACTACTCTCTTCCTTTTTTATTAACTAAAAACAAATAATTATGCCAAATTGGTGCTGGAATCACCTAGAAGTATCAGGTGACGAAAAACAACTACATGAATTTGTAGAAAAATCTATGAATGCTCATGAAGAAACAGAGTTTTCATTTGAAGGAACGCTTCCTCGTGGTGATCGTAAAGATTGGTATGAATGGAGTATAGCTAATTGGGGAACTAAATGGGATGCTTGCGAACCACATATAAACCATGATGATAAAGATTACTTTTCTGTAAACTTTGAATCAGCTTGGGGTCCTCCTGTCTTATGGATAAGAGGTATTATGAAAGACTTTCCTGACTTATGCTTTACATTAGAATACGAAGAACCAGGCATGTGCTTTGGCGGTAGACTATCAGCTCAACACGCAGAAATATGGGATGATTTTACATGGGATTTAGACGCAGCTTCAGAATGCTGTGAAGCAGAAGTATCACACAATGACGACTATATAGCTACATGTCTTGTGTGTGGAGAAGAAACAGAAACAATAAGTATGAACTCGGCTGATATTAAGCCAGCTAAAATTAAAGTAAATGGAACCAATGAGAATTAGAAAAATAGGAGAAAGAGTTTATGAGTCTTACGATGCATGGAGAGCATACATAGAAAGACAGAAAGAACTTACTATTATTAAAAACAAACTAATACCTTCTGTTAATAATTTAAAAGACAGATTGGAAAGCATTAGCAATACATATCTTGGTGAAAGAGGTTTATACTTTGAAATGGAAAAGCTAAGAAATAAAACAACAGATCTTAAAAAAGATATGTTAAGATTTTTAAACTTAAAACAATTTAAAAGATGAGTAAAATAGAAACAACATCAATATCATTCAATGTAAGTAAGTCTATAAATATAGGCAACTTTGAAGCAGTAAAGATTAACTATGGGCAAAGCATCACAGTTGATCCAACTAAACCTGTAGAAATACAGAGAGAAATGTTAATTGAAGAATGCTACAAAGTAGTAAAAAGAGAAACTGAAATATGGGAGGGATTAAAAGCCGTTCAATATATTGACAGAAATAAAAAAACTAATGTAGTTAAAGCAAAGAGCTTTACAAGTTTTAAAGACCAACAAGAACATTAATATTATGAGTGGACAAGAGGTAGAATCATATATAATAAACACGCTTAATTGTGAGCCAAGGCATGATGTCTATGCACTAGCACAAGCTGTAAACCAAACTCGTGAAGATATGGATTATGACAACGAATGGGACTTACTATATTTGTTATTAGAAAACAAACCAATACCTGAGCTTCATACACATAGCTATGGGTTTCATACAGCTAACGGTAGAGGAATTATAGAAAGAATTACAAGCTATTACCATGACTAGATTAGATCAAGAACTACACAATGACATTAAGCGTGTAGCAGTAGCTATGGAAAAGCTAGTTAAATTATTAACTAAATTAATAAAAGACAATGCATAAAGAATACGAGCTTAGAGTAACTAGAGAATACACTACAAGTGTGTTCTTAAGATTTCCTGATGACGGAAGAGATCATAAAAAAAGTATTGGCGAACAAATCATGGATGGCGATGATACTATATGGGATATGATAGCTGAAAAAGAACTTGAGCAAATGGATATAGCTCATGAAAATTGGGAAATTAATGAACTAAAACAACAATAATATGAGAGCAGAAGATGTGGTAGGAAGAGTTACAACCTTAATATCTAAAGAACTAAAAGCTAGTCAAGAAAATAAGGAAAAAAAGTCTGGCGAATATTTGCTAGGTAAAAATGAAGCATACAGTAAAGTACTGGAAGAAATAACATTAACATTAACTAACGATTTATACAAAAAACTTAAATAATTATGGAAGAATTAACATTAAAAGAGCAAATAGATAAATTAGTAATATCAAAATCACTAGCTGTAGATAACTTAGATGCTGTAACAAATGCTTTAGATGAGTTGATAAAACAAGAAAAGCAACTAAGCTTACCAAAAATTAGTAGAAGTGATTTTGATAAACTATTATCTTTCATAGATGAATGTATAACTGACATGAGAATTGATGTAGGAAGTAATTGTGATGTTTATTACAGTATAAATGACAATGAAATTGAAGCTGACATTACATTAAATAGTTACTTTACTGGTGAAGTTCTTAGTAATATAACAACTGCTGTAGAAGAAAGTGATTTCTTAGCAATTATTGAAGATGAAGATATGGAAGAATCTATAACAACAGTTGAAAAAGTATATTAAATGGGAACTAGATCACTAACTAAAGTAATAAGAACCTGGGAAGACGAATCAGGTAAAAAACACAGACAACCACTTACATGTATGTACCGTCAATATGACGGCCACATGAATAGTCATGGCGCTGAATTAGCAGAATGGTTATCTGGATATACAGTTGTAAATGGTATACCTTTAGATAAGTCTGAGCCTATGTTTAATGGTATGGACTGTCTAGCAGCACAAATGTTTGTACATTTTAAATCAAGCGGATGCAAAGATGATGGAACACCAACATCTAATGTGGGAGGTATATACTGTATGCATCCTGACGCTAAAGATTGCTGGGAAGAGTATCTATATGAGATATCTGAAGAAGATAAACAAATACACTTAACAGTGTATGAGATATCACATGCAGAAGAAAGGTGGGAAAACAAAGGAGATGAATTGTTTCATGGAACACCAGAAGAATTATTAACTAAATTAGAATTAGATTATGCTTAATACAGAACAAATTTTAGAACAAAATGGACTTAACTGGAATGTAGTTAAGAAACCCCTGCTTTATGCAGGAGAGTGCACAACAGAAGCTAACAACGGACTACACTCTACAGATTACTATGGTATAGTAAGAGAAGATACTGGAGAAGTATTTGCAACAGTAAAAGAAGCATACACTCCTACGCAGAATCACACTATTATAGAGACTATGCAAGATATTGCTGGTCAAAATGATTTAGAAATAGTAAAAGCAGTGCCTTTTAATGAAGGTAGAAAAGTAATGGTACAGATGAAACGTCCTAATAACCATGTAGTTATAGGTGGGCAAGACACTGAACAATACATATATGCTATTAATAGTCATGATGGATCAAGTAGCCTTAAATTTGGATTTATGAATACAGTTGTATTCTGTCAAAATCAATTTGGATGGCTAAACTCTAATGCGATATCAGGTTATAGACACACACAGTCTATACAGGATAAAGTAAAAGAACTACCAACTATAATTAACTTTACAGCAGAAGAAGAAAAAATTGCAGAATTGCAACACTTTAGTGGTCAATCAATTGGTAGAGATGCTATGGAAGAAATGCTATTTAGTCTTACTAAAATTGATATAGCTTTGAGTGCTTCGGAACTAGAAAGTTTTTCTACAAGATCTATGAATATATATAATGACTTACAGCATTGTATAATAGAGGAAACCTCTAGGGTAGGGTTAACTAAATGGGGTTTATTTAATGGTGTAACTAAGTATACTACACATATGAAATCTGCACCATTAAGAGATAATGGTAGACAGGAAAGTATTATTACTGGATCTGCTGGTAAAATGAACGAAAACGCATACAAGTTTTTGTTAAATTATTAAACAACATGAGAGGGGGCTAACGCCCCCTTTTACTATTATTAATTAATTAAAATAATAAAATTATGGGAGCAACAAATTTCGGAAATCTAGCAGTAGGTAGATACAAAAACGCGTCAGAAGCTTATAACAGCTTAGTAGAAGACGCATTACATGATTATGGTCATGATAGTTACAATGGTACAATATCAACAACATCAGGCTTTAAAATGCGTGATGACAACCCTAGGTATGGAACTAAAGCTTTTAGTAAGTGGGAAGATAATATGCTTGAATTTGCAGAAAAATGGGGAGATTGTATATGTATAGAAATAACAGGAGCAATCTTGAAAAGAATGAAAGAAAGTAGAGGTTATAAAGGTAAAAAAGGTATCAAAGCTTTTTACTTTACTGGATGGGCAGCACAATAAAAATAAATAAATTATGGAAACAATAATAAAAAATTATAAAGAAAAGTTTGGTTACAATCCAAGTATTTTTGAATTATTTAATTTATACATACAAGGATTTTTAAAATTATCAGATAATGAAGAAAATATATTAATAGAAGAATTTAGTAAAATAAATGAATTATGGAATACAAAATTGAAGGAAAACCAGTAGAGCAATACTGGACAGAAAAAATTGCTAAACATTTAGTTGGCAAGAAAATAACAAAAGTAGAATATATGACTAGACATGAAATGGAAGATAATATGTGGTATAAGCGCCCAATAGCTATTCAGTTAGATAATAAATATTGGTTAGTACCAATGATGGATGATGAAGGTAATGATGGTGGAGCTATATCCACTACATTTGAAAAATTAGGAACAATACCAGTAATATAATGATAGACGAACTACACAATCAATACTTTGAAGAATTATACAATTCTCAAATGAAATGCATTAACAATAGTATAACAAGAGATGCTAAAAGAGTTATCTTAGATTTAATGAATGTTATAGTAGATAAAGCGCCTAATAGAGAGAAAGATAAGGCTGTTGAGCACGCTTTAGGATGGTTAAGCAACAATCCATCATGAAACTAGAAGATGCAAAAATCAATCTAGATATTAATTTTACATTAGCCTTGGTGAAATGTTTGAGTGAGCAGCTGCATACTATGCAGTGGTCTCATTCTCATCAGGTTAAACAAAAATTTAACAAATTACTTAAAGTTGCAAAACTTTATGAAAAAGAAATAGACAACTCTATGCATGAATCAAATGATGAAACTATTGAAAATATATATGATGCTTTAATGGATTCTATATGTGCATCTAAAGAAATAGCAATACAAGAATTTAAAAAAGATAATAATTATGAATAATGAAGTTAGCCCTTGCTGTGGAACCAGCTATGAAAACAGTTGGATTTCAGACTGTTGCACAATGGAAATGGAAGTGCAAAATGACATTTGTCCTGCTTGTAAAGAACATACAGATGCTTCTGGATTCATATGTAATGAATGTGGAAATTGGTTTGAAGATCCTGAAGAAAGACATGAGTATGAGTCTAGAATGGAAGAAAATTATCTTGAAGAAAAGGCTGATGCTAAGCGTAAGTATGGCGAATAATGATATATTTGTTAGCTAAAATTTAAAATTATGGATAACAATGAAATAGAAGAAACATTACTGGGTAAACTTATAGTTAAGCCAGAATTAATAGATAAATATAGTATGCTATTGCATGAAGATTTGTTTGAGTATGATTTTAATAAATCTACATATCATGCTATTATAAACTTGCATAGCAAAAGTAAAACTATAGATATACTAACAGTATCTAAACTAATCAAAGGAGAAAACGTTGTATTAGGATTATCAAATATGACCGAAAGGGCTTTTGATTTTATGGAAGTAATAACATGTGTAGGAGTGCTAACAGAGGAGTTTCAAAAACGCACACTTACTGGTATAGTACATGATGTTCATAATCAACTAAGCAACAGAGATGAATTAGAGCTTATAGTTGGCAATCTAACTACAGAAATGTCAAAGCTACAAATAGGAAAGCCAGAAATTTTAGGAGATATAAATTCTCAGATTAAAGATTTCTTAGATGATATAGAAATAAGAATGAATAGTGATGGCTTACTAGGAATTGCTTCAGGATTTCAAGCTATAGATAGGTTTACTGGTGGCTGGCAAGAAACAGATTTAATTATTGTAGGAGGAGCATCATCAATGGGTAAAACTAGTTTTGCGCTTGCCTTAGCTTATAACGCTGCTTTATATACCAATACACCTACCGTTGTGTTTTCTTACGAAATGAGCGCGTTACAATTGCTTAGAAGGCTTGCTTCTATGGATTCTGGTATTAGCAACAGGTATATTACCAATGGAACTTTAAACGATGATGAGCTTAAGAAAATACATGAGTCAATTTATGCTATACAAGAAACTCCATTACATATAGACGAGGGTAATATAACATCATTAAATTATTTAGTGCATAGGATTAAAGAATATGTAAAAAATAAAGATGTTAAGCTTGTTATGATAGACTACTTACAGTTAGTTAGTTGTAAAAGTAAGTCTGGAACTAGAGAACAAGAAGTAAGTCAAGTAGCTAGAACTCTTAAAAATCTAGCTAAAGAGTTAAATATCACTGTAATAGCACTAAGTCAATTAAATAGAGGTGTTGGTAATCGTAACAATAGCAAACCAACATTATCTGATCTTAGAGAATCAGGCGAGATAGAGCAAGCTGCTGATGTAGTAATGCTTATATATCGTCCTGAGTATTATGGAATAGAGTTTAATGATAATGGAGAAAATAGTCAGGGAACCGCCAATATTATATTTG